CCAAAGCAGGGTGCTGACGCGCTGCGGCAAGATCAGCGCCTCGGTCCCGTCCGATACAAAAACCTCTTCCTTGATCAGTGTCGGCCAGGGCACGTCCGTAGCCCACTGTTTCAGCGCATCATTGAGCCAGCGCTTAGTGCGGCTGTTCCATGTGTTGTCAACACGCCCGGCGAGCCGCTGGGCCTCTGTGACTAAGGTGAGTAGATTCATGAGTCCTCGTAGGTCTGTTCGGAAGTATTGAGGGTCTCCACAAAGATCTTGACTTTCTGGTCCCCCAGCGAGCCCTCGGCCATGGCCCCGTCCACGCCGCCCTCGGAGTTGTAGATCTGTGGAGCCTGGCCGAGCTCCCACATTTCATAGAAAGTCCCGGCGGCCATCAGGAACTCGTCCGCCCCAATGTCCCAGCTGGTCCGGGCATCGCCGTCAATGTCCACAGAGATCGGGTTGCTGGCGTCGGACGATAGGTCGAGGCCATTACCGAGTGCTACGGAGTCAGTGCTGTTAAGGTGAAAGTCGTCATTGGCCTCGTCGACAAAGGTGACTTCTCCGGTCTGGCCGTTGGAGCCGGGGTGGGTGCCGTCATCGGAGCAGTTGTAGTCTGAGTCTGCATGGAATGTACCCCCGTAACAGGTTTCAGTGCAGTCCTGAACAATACAGTTTTTTACAACGTGGTAATTTGACGCGTTGTTACCGCAATAAATGCCGTCCCAGCAATTATGAACGGTATTATTATAGGACAGAACATTCCACCCGTAGGTCTGTACAATCCCCCCACAGTCTGCATTGCTCTCGCTAAAGTCATAGACGAGGGTGTTCTGTACCTTTAATGTACGATTGCCACCGGTACTTACGTAAGTACAGTCGATCCCATTCGCATAACTCGAGGCCCCGCTGTGAAGCGCTCGAATAATACAAGAGTCCACTAAAAACTCACTACCATCCGCTACACTATTTTGGAAATTGATTCCCTTAGCATGTAGCTGTCCGCCGTTGTCAGATTGCATGAGCAACCCAACGAACTGGACAAAGTCCTCTTGGACATCGATAATGGCCTGTGAACTGCTGGTCTTCGTGGCCTCGATACGATACACATTACCCGTTGACCATTTCCCACTGTGCCGATATGACTCCGTGGGATCGGTCCAGATCTTGATGTACCGCGTAGCATCTGTCGTCCACCCGGAAATGTACATGATCGAAATTGCATCCCCGGTACTACCAGTACACCGACACTTGGCCACCGCGATCTCGTCTGCTGAGGTCAGATCACGTTGCTGCGCTGCTTCCCAAGCAGTAATAGTAGTGTAGTCAGCCCCTGAACCATTGTCGGGATCTACTACGTGTACGACTTCGGTAGCCATATAATAACCTGAGTATCTTCTTTACAAAATCAACTATTCTGCGGCGAGGGTAAGTCGGTCAAAGGTCCTCGGTCTCGTCAAGGCCGGTTTTTTGATTGCGAAAGTAGTCCTTCATAGTCGCCCAGTCTGTGTCCGATGCACCGACGTGAAGAGCCGTTGCTTTGATTACCAGCTCCCCTTTGTTCAATGCAGTTTTTTCCTTGGTGGGCAGATCATCAAGACGAACTGTCCACAGCCGGCGCCTATACAGGATGTAATTCTCATCTCGCTCGGCTTCATTGTATTTCTGTCCCTTGCTTACGGGGATCTTAGGGAGCTTCAACACATAGAAGTCCGGCAGGCCTTCCTTGGCCCCCCAGGTATGGGCGTCGTCCTTGACCGCTACGACATAGCCGCGTTTATAACAGCCCTGCCGGTCCTTAGTCTTATCAGGGTGTGTATTGTCTTTTGCAAAAACTAAAAGCTGCATTAGTAGCTCGTTGTGGAATACGTCCGTGTTACCTTGGCCTCAACCGTACACTCCAGGAGCGTACGGATCCGATTGGTGTCTTCGTCAAAAGGCCGGGTGAAAAGCGAGTAGGCCCGGTACCAAGCCTCCGACGGGTCAGAGCCACAGTTGACGATCAGATCGGGCTCATTGGCCGAGCTCTCTGCCGACTCGCGTACTATGTAGAAGATAATCCCGGTGTCAGGTAGTGTGTCCATTATTCTTTCGACAACGTGGCCTGCGCGCTCCAGACAATGTCCCGGCGGATCGGGTCGCCATAGAGGTTGTTGTCACAGACAACCCGCAGCCGTTTCCAGGTCTTGATGTTGATTTCCTCTACAAAGATCTGCGCCTTGTTCCACCACTTGGCCGTGGCCTTGATGTCATTGATTGGCTCGTCTAACACTACGTCGCCGTCGCCGCCACTGGTGACTGTCTGCATACGGTGCCATTCTGCACTCGACGTGTTGCTGTCGTCGTATGCAATATAGACGAGATCGTCCTCGTCCCAGTAGATTGGCGTCGGCGTGAAGTTGAACGTATTGGTGTCGGCAGTTACGGTTTTAATGCCTGTGCTGCGGCGCGTCTCGGAGGGGGTAGTATTGATCACGGCCACCGGGACCCAGTCGTAGTTGCTGGCGCTGGGGCTGGCCTCGATCCGGTACCGTACCTTTGTCGGGTAAACGGGGGTCAGGTCACAGTGCTTAATGACGAACTGGCATGTAGACTCATCGTCAGTGGCCAATACAGCAGAGATAGACGTCTTGCCACCCTGGACATGGGTCGGGGCCTGCAGCACCTGGTCGACGAACTTTTCGACTCCAGTCGGGCTGCCACTCCCACTGCCACCCCCACTCGACGCCGTCTCCGGCAGCCAGGTCGCGGTGGCCGTGTCCCAGATGTAGTTGTGAACGTCTCTTTTTTCTCTTGCCATCGTAAAAAGTAGGTAGCCGGGCTCACCGTCGCCGCCACAGTGGCCCGGCCAGAGCTACTAATCTTTGTTTATCAGTTCAGTCCACTCGTCCGCGAGGGCTTCGTAGTCGAATCGTTTGCAGGCTTCCTTGTGGATATCCTCACGAGTTTCGTTCATGTTGTCTCCCATAGCTCCTCGAAGAGCCTTAGCCGCCTCATTAACACTATCCGCTGAAATAAGGAAGCCAGAGAATACAGTTTCTTTTAAGGCAGCGTCACCAGTGTGAACTGGTATCATGCCAGCCGCCTGCGCCTCCATGGCGCCCATGCAGCTGATCTCGGGGAACCTGGTCGGGTACAGCCAGACCCCGGCCTGACACATCTCCCGGGCCAGCTCCTCCCAACCAACCCGGCCGCGGAACGTGATGCGGTCGTCCTGGTCGACAGTGTGCAGTACCTCCTGGAGGTATTCGTATGCGTTGCAGTCTGCGCCCTTGTCTGGAATGTGCCAATACTCGTATTTTGACGCATTGTCCATGTACAGCTTCGTAAAGCCGTAGTACAGGTCCAGCGTGGACCCGGGCACATCTGCTGCCTGGAAGACCTTGATCGCGGTCAAGATACCCCGGTCCGGCGAGGAGGCGTAGATGACCTTCTTGGGGTCTCGCTCCACCTTGCCGTAGTACCGCTGGAACAGGTCGGCCTCGATCCCGTTCCTGGTCACGATCAGCCTGTCGCCCAGCTCCTTCCCGACCGGCCCCAGCGTCAGGGCGTGGTAGTCGGACAGGACCCAGACCTGGTCAGCCAGGCCCACCCGCTGTGCATTCCACCGTCCAGGATTCTGAACGTCATGACACCAAAGGATGCGTTTCTCGCACCTTATGGGTGCCTCGAGCAGCTCCGGTGACCGCCAGAATATGACAGTCCCGCGCGGCCGTTTGTAGTCGAACGAACCAAAGTGCTGCCAGTTGACGCCAGTGCTGTCGTCGATCCCACGCTGGTCCACTGGCACGTCCGCATAGACCGTGACCCGGAACCCGCGCTTCTGCAGCCGGGGGGCCATCATGATCGTGGCCTTCTCACTGCCGCCGATTCCGGTTTCGCCCGACTTCGGCCCCCAGGGCTCTGACGCAGCCCCTGCGTAAAAGACCAGGTCTTTACCCTCGCGCGGGTCTTCCGGCTCCATCTTGGCCAGGCCCCGCCTTTCCAGCGTGGCCGGGACATGTGGGAGCCTGGCGACCAGCGAGCGGCCGATGTCCTGCAGCGCCATGCGGTCACCCTTGGCCTGCGTTGACGCATTGGCCAGGAGCACGCCCACGCCCTCTTCCAGGCGCTTGCCGGCGAGCCAGTTGCCCAGGTGCTTTTTCAGCTCCTCGGTCTCGGTGTGGCCCGGACTGGCCTGGATCAGTTGGTCCATGAACTCCTTGACGCCCTCCGGATGGTCCATCTTCTCGCACGTCAGCGCGGCTATCTGCAGTGGCAGGACGTGGATGTGCCGCGGATCATAATTGTGGACGCACGCGGTGGGCTCCGGCAGCATCCGGCCGACCTTGAACCAATGCATGGCCTCGTTGTACCGGCCCATCTGGAAGTAGGCGCGTTGGATACCGAAGTAACCCCGCGGGTCTTCAGGCTTCAGTCGGATGCATTTGAAATACCAGTCCAGGGCGTCAATCGGCCGGCGTAGCATTGGACCGACAAACAGTGTTGCAACGTAGTATGTCGCTGCGTATCGGTCGTCCCGGCTGCCGGACGTAGGCAGGAACTCCTTATAGAGCTCGATGGCCTCGGCATTGTGGTGAATGCCCCGGGCCGCATTTCCTAAGTAAAAAGTGGTTCGAGGATCAACATAGCCGTTCTTGGTCTCCTCTCGTTCGTTCCGCAGGATCACGTAGTTCCGCAGGTCCGACGGGTTGATTTTGTCCCAATCCCGCGGCTGGTTTCTATTGTGTTCGATGACGCTCTGCAGGTCCTGGAAATAGGTCCCGCGCTTGTCCCCAGCGTGTTCCCGGGGGATGGCCGTCTCATGACAGCGGCCCTTCCAGTAGCAGTACCGCCGGTCGATGATCCGCTCCCTTTTCAGGATCGACGTCACCGAGCCGTCGGACGGGTCCCGGCTATAAATGTAGTCCAGAAATAGCTGGCAGTATGACGAGCCCTCAGTGAAGTATTTATTTACCGTGGCGCGTAGGTGGCCGGGATTCTTCTCCTGCAGTGTATCGTCTGAATCGATCCAGAGCTGGATGTCGTGCTTGGCCGCGTCTGATACAATCTGACGCGCCTCCGCAAAATCCAGGAGGCCTCCGTCGCGGTAGTCGGTCTGATCCAGGACGCACTCGTGCTCCGGACACCAGGCCCGGACCTTTTCGCGGTAGTCCTTGCGCAGGTCTGGGCGCTCAATCACGCGCGCCCCGTAGCGCCGGGCCATCGTCTTTGTGGCGCCGGCGTCCTGGCTGCCAGTGTCCAGGACTAAGATTTCATCACACGGTAGGACGAACTGCGCCCGGAGTGAGTACAGTGTCCGCTCCAGGCTCTCCGCACAATCCCGCGCAATTATCGTGACCGACACCGGCACGTTCGGGAGATTGTACGACTCGCCCAGGTCGGTCATGTACGGGATCTTTTTCGTTTCTGCTTTCGCTTCCTTCGCCTGTGTTTGCTTCTTCTTGCGCTGCAGGCGGCGTTGCAGGTTCTGGCTCACAGGATGGCTCCTTACAAACATACAGCCGGGTGCGGCGGCGATGGTCTTTACGTGTTCGCACCAGGTCGCACCAAACCCGGCACAGGAGGTCGATATCTTTTGAGTCGTTCCCGAAGTCGGGAATCCATTGCTTGATAAACAGGAAGAGCTCACTGGGTACACGCATTGAGACGTAGGCCTGGCGGCCCTTGGCGTCTACCCAGCTCGCGTCCGCATTCTTCTGTACAGACCGAAGGTTGTTGAGGGCCATCTTGTAGTAGGCGGCCCGCCCCGGGTACATCTTGGTATACCAGCTGGCTACTTCGTTGAGGAACTTTTCCCGCCCGTCTTTGAGGTGGATCTCGAAGCGCGCGAGCTCTTTTTTGTAGTTTCTTTTTCTTGGCATTTTTCGGCGACTACTACGCCCGCGGGCGTGTCAATGTAGGTTAGGTTCCAGCCCTGTTTCAGTTTGTCACGAATCACCAGGATCGCTTCTGACGGAGGCTGGTGTTGTAACAGCCGCTCGTGGCAGTCATGAAAGACCAACACGCTGCAGCCACAGGCCTGGGCCACTTCGATGTCTTTCACCACACCAGCATAGGAGTGGTCCCCGTCGATATGCGCCCAACTACACGGCCGGACTGGGAAGTCTGTCGAATGGCAGGCGTGGGGGACTATTCGCGGCCAGCTCGGGTCTTCGTGCCAGCGCTGGTAACTATCGACTGTGTGTACGACACCTTTCCCGTTCTGGTCGAGCCCCTCGGAGATGTACCGGGATGAAATGGCGTTTTGGGTACCAATTTCCAGTACGTCGCCACCTAAAACTTTGGCCAGATTAGCCAGGATCATACCTTCGATGTGGAAGACTGACCCGTGGTTCTCCGGTTCCTGACGCTCGGCTGGCCCAGTGAAGTGGTGATCCTTTGGGACAAATATCTGGTGCTCGGTAATTGCTTCGAGAAATTCTCGCGGCTTGATTGTTTCCATGATAAAAAGGGCGGGGGCTGGGCAGCTGAGACGCCCACTTAAGAGCTGATGCTATACACCCAGCCCCCAAAAATGGGTCGGGGGCCAGCCAGGGGACCAGCACGCCCCGACCAAATTGACTACAGGTTAGCGACAGCGCCCGTCATGCCCCCGAGGGCCTTGGGCGTACGGTAGATCAGCGTCATCATGGCACTGATCTGGAACTGAGTCCGCAGACCGTTTCGCGCCAGGATCTCAGACGTGAGAGCCTGCAACCAGCCAGTCTCGAAGAAACTGGGGTCGATGATGCAGATCGAGTTCCCCTGCGTGGTTTTCGAGGAGGACTTAAGCTGGTCACGCGAGTAGTGCACGAACACGTCACCAAAGTCGCCGTGATGTTGCTCGACGGTCAGGTACTGGACCTTGGCCGCGGCATCCACGTTCCTCGTGACGCTCGTACTGTACTCGGAGATGGTCCGCTTCAGGTACGAGTTGACAAAGGCCACGGACGGCCGAATGTCGGTGTTGTTGTCGGTGAACAGCTGCACCAGGTCACCGTAGACGGACTCGGTCAGAGTCGTCCCGGACTGCGCCGTGATGTAGGTGCTCGACAAATTCAGGAAGCCCGCGAACTGACGAGCAGCGTTGGTGGCACCGGTCACGCTGGAGCCGCGGTGAATCGCATGCTCCATATCGTTCATGGTGGCGTCAATCGCCTTCTTTTCCTGGTACATGAACGCGTCAGCGAAGCCTTTGTGCTCCGTGGCGCGCTGGACGTCCGAGACCATTCCCCACCGGGCGAAGTTCTGCACGTGTGCGAACAGCCGGTCAGGCGTGGTCAGGGCAAGGTCGGTAGCAGCCGCACCTTCCACCCAGGCGTTGGACGCCCGAGAGGGGAGAGTGTCTTCCTGCCACTCGACGTAAGTTGTGTTGACTCTTGACTTTCTGAGAAGAGCCAGAGCCGGTCGGTCCTTGGCCGAGACGTTCTCGACAAAGTCCCGAAGGTCCTCAGGGATTGATCCACCCTGCGGACGTGATCCGCTGGTGAATTCCTGCCAAGTGAGTAGCATTGATTTACCTTGTTTGTCTTAGTGCCTCCCGAAGCATCCGCCAGCGCCTGTACACATTGTAGTCCTCATTGCCTCTCTTGCGCTCGACAGAGAGTTTCTCGTACTCCTTCTGTAAGGCTGCACGGTTGCCTTGGGGGATGTCTGTTGCTGAGGGTTGTGGAGGAAGAGCGGCCCGTCGCAGGCGATCCTCATTCACCTGCCCGGCAGCACCGGCTGCATCGGCCTGCTCATCAGCCAAAATACCTCTGACCTGCAAGGCGATCTGGTAGGGCCCGTCCGGAAGTGTGCGCAGCGGGCTCGAGCCGTAGAGCTCGCTGAAGATCTGGTGGGCCTTGGTGCGCGAATCGCGAAGAGCGGGCATCTCTTTCACAGCCTCAGCGAAGCTGGATTCTTGAGCCGCCGCAAGCTGATCGCGTGCGGATTCCTGTTGGCGCCTGTTTTGGTCGTATGAGGATATGGCATCCGTTACGATAGCCCTGAGAGTGTCCGGTGTCATGGGCACTCCTGTCGCGGGATCTGCGTGCTTCGCTGGGGAGGGCTGGCTCCCGTCGAGCCCGAGAATGTCGTCAGACGGCTCCTGGGGCACGGCGCGCCCAGAAGGCGGTCTGGCGAGAGTCCCGCGTAATTCTGAAAGTTCTCGGCCCTGTTGTTTCATGACATCCAGGACCTGAGAAAGCTGGGTTTCCAACTCACTTTTCTCACGCTGCTCCTGACGGTAGCGGTGAGTGAGCTGGCGAATTCTATCTGCGGCAGTCCGCGGGCGGCCCTGCGGCACGTCCTGCGGATTGGTGTCCTCGATGGCCACTGAGCGCTCCTGTGACTGGGGCGCAGGCTGGCCCTCGAGAGGCGGCTGCGGGGCCATGGAAAGGCCACCCCCATCAGCACCGCGGCCCGGTGCGTCGTCTGAATCAGATAGTCCTTTCAGGACAAGTCCGGTAATGTCGTCGCCCTTTTCGGCCTCGCCTGGGGAGCCGCCCTCCTTCATTTCCGGAAAGAGTGTGCCCTGTACGGGCGCGGAATTCTGGGGGTGCTCCTCAGAATAAACAATATTCGGCATAGGTGTAGTACCTTTCGTCCCGGTATTTCACCAGCCCCCGGTACGGTTGGGCCTCGACTACTCCCAGACTTCCTCTGTCTGATTGTCTACATTCAAGTAGTCTTCCTGCTCATCGTCGAGCCAGTCGACGTGTGGTCGCTCTGAGGCGGGCAGGAGTGCTGTGAGTGAATTTCTGATCGCTTCGACCGCGTGGATTATGCCTAACAGTCGGTCGGTTTTCTGGTCGCTGTGGCGCAGGGCCGTCATGGCCTGTTGTTCGAGCTCGCGCATTACCTGCGTCACGAACTGGAACCCTTTGGTCCGCGCAGTCTCCAGAAAATATGCAGAGCGGACGCGACTAAGGGCCGCCTCGCCCTCTTTTTTCTTGACGTCTTCTAATTCGGCTTGTAGCGGCAGTTTTCTATACTTCATTACGGCGTGGCGGGGATCTGTCCCGGCTTTCCTCCTTGCTGTTGGTTGGCCTGGTCCAGCGCCTGCATCATCTGCTGAATGGCGGCGGCTTGCTCTGGTGACCGGAGGATGAGCTTGCCCATGTTCCGGTCCAGAACATCAAAGTACCACTTGTAGAGCTCGTGCTTGTTGATCAGTCCTGTCTGGTCCGGCACGAACAGCTGAAGAGCCTCCCGCGACCGCGCCATGGCCAACTGTTTACTCGTGTTGGCCGGCGTACCTGCCGGAACGATATCATAGTGTTTGGCCAGCTCCGCCTTCGTCGCCAGCCGCGGGTTCTCTTCCCCTGTTACGCGGAAGTATGTCTCGGGCGGCCCAAACTCCTGCTCCAGCGCCCAGATCTGCTGGTGGACCTTCTGCATAGCAGACTGGAACAGGCTCGCGTCCTGGCCAAAAATCGACTGGGTCTGCTGCACCACAGCCTCGACCTCGGTGGCCGTCCGGCGCTCGCTGGCGTTCTGGGAGAGAATCGACGGGTCGAAGATGCCGATGTACTGCTCGGCCATCGTCTTGGTGTAGTTCTCTTCCTGCAGCAACTGCCCGAGGGGCCGGATGTCGGCCACCAGCGGGGCGATGTCGCCGATGTTCTGCACCGGGATAATTGAGCCCGGCATGAACCGGATGCTGCGGTTGAGGTCCTGATTGGCGGACCGCATCTGGTACATCGGGGCGAGAGTAACCTGGATCGCGTCCAGGCGCGCGTTGTGGAGCTTGTTGATCTGCGCCTGAAACGCACTCACCAGCTCCGCAATTCCGCGGCTCTCGTAGGGCCGGTCGCTGTTGTGCTCGAACTGGAACCGGATGATCGGCCACTCCTCGAATGGGTACGGATATGGGTAAAGGGCCAGTACGGTCTTCGTATCCGGATGATACCAGAGCACGCACTTCTCCAAAATCCCGTCATCGTCGATGTCCAGCTTGCAGTAGACCTCCAGGACTGGTGTCCGCTTGTCGTCCTTGAACAGCGGAGTCTTTATCCCGTCGGCCTGGTCCATGAGGTTGAACACGGTCGACCGGGAGGCCGTCGCGCCAAAGACCTGGTCTGTGGCGTCGGACTTCTGAGTCTGGTTGGCCTGGATCTTTTCCGCCAACGCGAAGGCCACCTCCTGCCGGAACCGGCCGTCGAGCGCGAGCTTCTTGATGTCGTCGGGCGTGAAGTTGTACTCGATCGCGATGAAGTCCGCGTCCCCGACGTCCTCACACCGCGGCGGCACAATGGTGTTGAGGGAGGACAGAGCTTGCCAGCCCGGTCGGTTGTTGACGACAGTGTGGTAGTAGAGCTTGACCTGGGTAGCCCCGTCCAGGATGGCCCTGGTCACGGCCTCGACCTGCTGCGCTTCGGCCTGGCTCCGGGCGGGATCGATGTCGTACTCGTCCAGCAGCGTCTGAGCCACGAACTCCTCGGGAGTTGTAGCCTCTGGAACTTCGTTCATGGCCTCGGGCTGGACCTGGCCGCTGGCGATGAGCTGCTCAGTCTCCTGCCGCAGCTGCCGTATCCCCTCGTTGAACCGCTCAACTGCCGCCTCGATGCCGTCCGGGAACATGTTCTTCACATCCACCACCCGACACTGCCGGCGCGTGCGGTAGTCCCAGCCCTGCCGCGTGTATGCCGTCCCAGTCTGCGCCACGTAGTCAGCCAGTTTCATGGCCGTTTCCCGCACCCCACGGATCTCGTTGAACCGCCAGTGGTAGAACGCCTGCGCGTCCGGAGCGGATTTGACTGCCTCGGGGTTCTGTGGGAAGAAGTAAGCGACCGGGTCTGACTGCATAATCAGAGCCACAATGTTCGGCTTCCACCGCCTGATGATACCATCAGTAAGTGGCCAGGAATGGTTGTTGGCCCCCGGCCAGGGGAATATCTTCTTTTTGCGGACGCCTTTACGCTGGCGGATCAGCTTCTCTTGCTTGGCCATCCAGTCCTGGCGCGCATCCGACGCCTGCTTAATCAGCTCGTACAGCTCGTCGACCTGCTTCTCGATCCCGGGGTTCAGGGTCGTCCCGAGATTCTTAATGGACAGCGGATTCTCGTGATTTATACTCATTGAGTGCCTGTACCAGTTTTGGGTACTTCGTTTTGTGCAGGCGCGGCGGGTCCAGCAAGCCTTTAGTTAATTGATCGATTTTGCCAGCCTTGGCATACTGCTTGAAAATATATTGACGCTCGGCCTCGTGCATGTAACCGATGTCGATCAGCCGCGAGTTCATTTGCATGACCAGGGCCTCGGGGTCGTCGTGCAGCGGCAGCGGCGCCTGAATCATCCGATCCAGCGGGAACTTGTCGCCCAGCCGCCGCCGAAACAGAAAGACCGAGTTGTGCTCCGGGAGGTGCGTCGTGAACTGCGTCGGGCTGTCCCAGAGGTACAGTTTATGGGCGTAGACCATGTCGTAGAAATTCCCGCGTACGAGCATGACCGCCTCGGCTGGGTGCTCGAGAAAAAAGTCGTCGTCCCAGAAGGCCACATACCGGGGCTCGTCCTGGTGCAGCGCCTCGAGCTGGAAATTGCGGGCTTCCATGTAGCGCTCGCCCTGGCTCGAGACGACTGGGAATGGGAGGTAGTATGCCCGGCACTTGACTGACTGGGTGCTCATAACCAGCCGCTCAACTTCCAGCTCAACAGCGGGAGTGGGCCGGTCCATGGCGAAATGGACGACGCTCTGATTCGGCCAGTACTTACTTAGCTGCTTTACTATCAGTTCCAGCAAGTAGGGCCGCCGGTGGCAGAGCACCATCGCACCGATCAAGGGCTTTTTCGTAGCGGTCAATGTATCGTTTTACTCCGCGAAGTATCGGGGCGAGACCGAACCCGGCAACAGTGGCAGTTGGCTGATCGTTATAGTGTCGGGCCCAAAACAGGTGTACACCCCGGCCAAGAACCCTCGTTCCATAAGTATCTGGATAGCAGTCTTGATTTTTGAGTAGTCTCGTCCGGATCCCTCCAACTCCACGTATGCTTTGAAAAAGTTGGTTCGCCGGGTCTCGAAATCGTCCTGACTCTTCGGTGAGACCGCTTCGCAGCAGGTTACGCCGGTCGGCGCCGACAGACTGCCAATCGCTGCGCAGTCCGCGGAGCCCGGTAAAAATACATGGCTTCCAGATTCGGACGAACCAGGCGCCGGGGATTCCGTGTACTGTTTGAGTAAATGTTCGAGGCTCTCTTGTAACATACTCAGCGGCCTCAATATGGTCTCGTCCAGTAAAGAATCCGTCTTCGGGGAGGAAGTCGAACTCGGTGAAGATGGCACAGAGCTCCGGTCTTTGGAATTCCTGGTCAAAAATCTCTTTAAGGCACTGAGCATGGCGGCGTTTTGCTCCCAGGTTATCAAAAACGTGCAGATTCATCACGTCTTTGTAGGTTGCGGCTATCCGCTCCCAGATCTTCTCAAGCCTCGAGTGGAGCGGGCCCTCGAAAGCACGTATGATGTTGACGTTGGTCTTACCCGCGGGGTGAACGACCACAGTAGTAGAACCTTTTGAAAAAGAGTCTCTGGATTACTTTTTCTTTTTCTTCTTCCCAGGCTGGATCCTCGGGCCATACTCCTCCATCCAGCGCTTGTACACCTCCGGCTTGTTGATCCGGAGCCACTTCTTCTGTTTTTCGCTTTGAAAAGGCATTGTTCTCGTCCTCGCCCATATCAGGAGGGCAGTGCATGTGCGGCATAATCCATCTTTACTCCATTTCGCCCCCGTCGAACACATTGCGCATTGGAAGGAGAGGTCTCCAGTCATTTCGATCCCCGCTCGATGGCCGAAGGAGCTCAAAATAAAAGACCTCGCGGCCGTTGTATACGCGGTAAATCATAGTGCCCCAATCGTCCCACCGTGACTCGATCTTGCGATGGAAGGTACAGCGGCCGTAGGTATCAACCAAACACAGAAAATGGATGACTTTTTTAAGGTCGCTGTGCCGCATGGTCTTGGCCAACTGGATAGCCGCGTACCGGGTCCACTCCGGAGATTTTTTCAGCTTATCGGCTTTCCGATTAAAAAATCGCCCGATCCGAGACTTGAGGCCAAAATACGTGACCAGGTAACAAAAAATACACAACTTGGCAGCGAAATACGTGTTTTTCATGCGGCGTAACTGTTTTTTATGAAAAGGCTGACTTCACGCGGGCCGTTCGGCTCTATTTACTGTTGACCGCCCGGGAGGACGGTGTCTTCACGTCAGCCCTTTTTATTCGGGCTTTTTAACTACAGCGTCCTTCACCTGCTTGTACTTGCCATAGATGAACTTCCGCTTAATCCAGCCCAGCAATGCGACGGCCCCAATACCGGCCCCGTAAAACAGGAGCTCGATCGGGTTCCCGGCCTTCTCGCCCACGTCCTGTGCAATTTCGGGCACAATCTCGCCGATCTGGTAGACCCCGTCCTCGCCAGCGTCTGCACCAACTTCAACCCCGATGTCATTCAGGACGTCCTGGCGCTCAGCAGTCGTGCAGGCGGTCAAACCAAGTGCGACTACAGCTACAAGTAGCAAATTCTTCATCAATTCCTCACCTTTCTGTCAACAAACAGTCCCTCTATTATTATAGGGACACTTAGTAGTCATTTTCTGCCTCCAGGTCCTCAGCAGAAAACGGCTGTAACTCCACAATTCGTTTCCCCGTAAGAGGTAACGGATACAAAACCGCATACCTGAGGGCGTCGACCGGGTCCTTCCAGGTCTCCTCGAGCTTCTGGTACGGCTCCTTCCCCTCCGCGGCCTCGGCGTACGTCAGATAGAGCATAGACTTGGTTAAGTTCTCGCACACGTCGTGTACATAGATGCGCGGGTGGTTGGTCGGACTGATCGGGAAGGCCTTGTCATATCGGAGCAGGGACTCGATCTTGTTAATCCCGTAGTGAATGCTCCCCGTATTCGGCACATTGGCATCAAAGTACAGCCCGCACTCGGCCATGAGGTGCACCCAGCTCGTCTCGACGTAGCCGTGACGTAAGTGCTCGGCCTTCCCGAACCGTGGGTCACAGATCCGGACCGACACCGGATACCGCCCCTCAGCATTCCGAATAATCGTCGCGTACTCGACCGGAGTCAGCCCGCCGCTCTTCATTTTGAAGAAGTTCTCGGTGGGCCATTCCCGATAGAAGTGGTAGGTCCGGGTCGTATTGTCATAGGCGAACCAGAGCATGTAGCAGGGCCGCTTGTGGTGCGGGTCCACAACCAGGCCATGCTGCCACTCGGGCGGCGGCATAAAGCCTGGGATTACGTGGACATCGGGCTCGTAGCTACTGAGTACTTTATTTCCAAAGACCTCAAATCGCCCGTAAAGGCGACTCTCGAGCTCGTGCTGCGGGAATTCGCCATTTTTGACGAACTCCTGGATCTTCTCCGGCGTGTTGACCGGGTTGTCGGACATGCGCACCTCGACGACGCCCAGGTCCGGCGGCCGGTCCATGTACAGCGTCTGGTACATCCAGGCCGACACGCGCTCCAGCGGCGTCAGAGTGAACCAGACCGGCCCGCACTGGTCGAAGAGCCGGGTATAGAGGGCGGAGTAGAGCGACTGTCGGATGGGCTCGTCGACCCAGGCCCAGTCCAGCATGAACCCCTCGAAGGTCATGTCGTCCTGCTCGTTGGTGGCAAAGAGGCACCGCGAGCCGTTGGGCAGCTGCAGCCAGTTCGGGATCCCGCCCTGCCCGTTGACGACTTTGTAAGCGAGCCGCTTGCTCCGGACGGCCTCGGGCAGCGCCTCGTGTAGTCCCGGAAAAATGTTCTGGCCGATCCCACGGTCGCGGGGGAGTCCGGACACGATCATGCCCGTATTTGGTACCCGCACCGGGATACCGTCTGACCGGCGGATCCAGAACTTGGTGGGGATCTGGTCCCTGGGAGGCAAGTCGCCGTTCTTGGCCAGCGACAGGTCCGGGATCTCCCAGAACCGATATCCGTACATGTGCCCGATGGCTTCGTGCTTACCCGCCGTCGTCTTCCCCGTCCGGTTCCCGCCCAGGAATAGCCGGCGCCTCTTCTTCTTCCCCAGCTCGTGGAACGTCTGCTGCTTCGGGTGGTCCCGCAGCATCTTCCGGTAGAACAGGAGCGGCGCCGCCCTCCGGCGGGCTTCCAGCTCCATCAGCGCCTGGTAGACTGTCTCCAGTTCCTTCCTCTGTTTGGAACTCCGCATCCTTTGCGCCTGTTGCTTCCTCGGAGAGTCGGCGGAATTCGGCGGGCAGCAAGCGGCGTTTTTCACGGACGATCCTTTCTAACTCATCGTCGGCCAGGGCCTGGATATTGACCCCGCCCGAGTAGTTGACGTTGATGTTCTGCGTGCGGTCCAGCTGGCCCATCCGCTCGTAGAACAGCTTGATGGCCTGCACGTCCCCACCGGCCGCGCGCTGGTAGAGGGCCGCGTCGATTATGGCCGCCCGGTGCTGGAACAGGTGGTAGATCTGCTTGGAGATCCAGGCCATGGCCACGGGGTTGCCCAGCACCGCCTTCACCTCGGGGACCTTCAGGCCCGTCATCTTGCAGAACACGTCCAGCGTCTGGGCCCCGGCCAGCACGGACTCCCCGATGGAAATCACGTCGTCGGTGGGGATGAAGGCCGCGATGTCCCGCTCGGTAACGGAGACCGCTCTTTCCCAGGCATTTCGCAGTGCTGACCCCGCTCGGGAATTCGCCGGCACCAGGGACGGCTTGTTGTCCCCCTGCTTCCTCAGCGCGCGCTCGTCTTGCTTCGTGGCCCTTTTTTGCGGGTGGAGCCGCTTTTTGCCCATTTTATTTCCCAGACTTTGCCGGCGGCGAACCCGAGGTTGAGGCCGCGATTGTACTTAGGGAGGTGAAGTAGGATCATGACCCCCTCTAATCTTAGCCTTGACACCAGGTCCGGCTCATGGTAGTATAATACATACGAGAAGCGCTTTCGCTTCTCACGGCGGTGCTGCACGATACGCAGCGGTATATTTGAGGATTGGCCTATGTATACTGGTTCGTGGTCGATACTGCTCATTAGAGCATACAGGCCCGCGCTCCCGGGCTCGGCCGGTGACGTTCTGTCATCGCGCCAGTGCTGGAACTCGGCCGCTGTTGTTAGGTGGTATCGGTCGGCTTCAGTAGACATGGTCCCTCTACTATTATAGGGACACTATGAGGACAGAAAATGAATTCCTCGACGCCGCCCGACAGACACTATCAGAGCACAAATTCGACGAAATCGCCGGCGAGCTCTGGCTGCGCTGGCCCCACGTCAAGGCCCGCCTCGCCGCGGGGGCTGAGCCCGCCACCGTGGTCGCCGCTGAGGTCCGCCGCGCGCGGGCCCTCCTGGTCAACCCGGCGGGCAAGTCGCGGAACCGCCCGCACCACCGGGTCAGGACGCAGGACTTCACTGAGTTTGACGATAAGAAAGTGAGGCAGCGGTGGTAGACAGTCTGGACTTGACGCCTTATATGTATAAGATTCAGTGCTATGGCCGCCATTACCTGCGCGTGCGCATAGCCTGTGCGGAGGGCTACGCGCATGAGCTCGCCCACCGCCTGCGGATGCACGACATCCACAGCATCGCCAAGTCGCGCGGCACCGTGGAAATTAGCCGCCAGCCGGCGGTGGTGTGGTTTTTGCAGGCCATGGACCTGATGCCGGACATGCGCCATGCGGTGAATGAGTACGCCCTTCTCCTTAATGACCCGGCCCGTCGTGAGTTAGACGTGGTCGAGGTAGTGCGTCGGATTATCGGTTTGTGCCCGAAACTGGAATACAGGCCGAAAAAGACCAGGGCATACAGCCGCGACCGGAGACGGGGTAAGATAGGGAGCTAAAGCCGAATGCAAGTCGTGTGCCTGTCCGGATATCTTATTATTTATTGCGCCGCACCCCCCTCCCCCCGGCACGTGTTTTGTGGCACCCCTACAAATATCATGCCAGGGCCCTCTACGTACGTAGCCACAAGTAGTTATAGCTACGAGCCTGCGCCTGTACCTGAGTGCGATACTGGGAAATAGCTGGGTGTAAGGGGTTGGGCCGGAGGCACTTATGACAATTCTTGTCGGCTCTGACAAGTTTGTTAAACACATTTTGTCTCAACGCTACATTTCTTAAAATTAAGTACAATCGCCACAACAAATAAAAATTTTACATTTGTTGGTATGAATCTTCCTGTTGATTTCTTTCGTTCGTTTCGCGTCAACCGCAACCACGGAATAGGAGAGAGTTATGAGGCCAACCACGTTATACGAACAGGCAGACGCGCAGGCCGCGCTGGTATGGGAGTACACGTACGCGTCCACATGCGACGTCACCGCAGCGAACAGGGCCGCACACGCGCACTGGAACGAAGTATTCCAGGCACAGTGTAGAGCTCTGGACTTAGCCACAGAGATTGTGGTGGAGAGAGGAGAGTAACATGGACAGCGAATTAATAGCGGAGGAATACCGGGAAAACACCCAGCACGATTGGAAAGAAGTGTTCTGCGAATGGAAAGGGGAAGACGAGCACGGCCGCGGATGGTATTATGTAGTGTATCGGTGTACTGTGTGTGGAGAGAAACAGAGGACATATGAACAGGAGTGAACCATGAAGCTATTGACCTTGGAAACCGCAAAGAACGCCAAGACGGCTAAACTGAACGTACTCACAGGCGTACTGTTCCTGGCGCCACACAAGGAATCGGGCGTCATGAATACGTGCCCCTACGCGGACGGTTGTGAGAAGACGTGCCTGAACACGTCCGGCCGCTTGCGCTTCGACGCAGCACGCGACGCGCGAATCCGGCGAACCAAATGGTTCAAGACAGACCGGCCCGGATTCCTGGCCGCGTT